ATAATTTTACAATTAATTTTATTTAAAAAACAAGTTTTTTTTCACGTTAAATATTTTTTCAAACGTAAAACATCCACATTTTTACCACATTCTAGAACTCAATAAATCGTGAAAATCACGTTTTTTCTAGGCTCAAATTTTATAGAATATTCAACTTTTTTCTAGTCTCAATTAGACTATATAGTTGAGACAACCTATACAAGGGGGATTTCTGTATATTATTATGTGATACTCTATCCCACATAAAATATAGTGACATATCGTGAAATTTAAAATGTATATACACATCGTGAAAATTTATCGTGAAAATGTATTTTGAAAATTATCGTGAATTTCTATAATATATAGTATGAGAATAGATAATAATAAACCTGTAGTAAAACCTAAAGAGAAGTTTAGTCCACAACAATTAAAAGCAATAGAATTACTTGCAAGTAATCCATATGTAGACAAAAAATTTATAGCTAAAGAGGTTGGAGTTAGTTATAAATCTATATACAATTGGATGAATAAAGCTGATTTTATTGATAGATTTTATACTAGATATATGGAGGTTGCTGGAATTGAGTTACCTCTGGTTGTAGGTGCAATGATAGAAGAAGCAAAAGCTGGAAATGTTCATGCTGGTAGATTAGTTTTAGAGCATTTTGGAAAACTTGAAAAAAAGATTAAGATTCAGGTTGAAAGTCCTTTTGAAAAGTTCTTAAAGGATGATGCTGAAGAAGTTTCTTATGAAGAAGTCGATCCAATTAGTAATGAGTTCATTGAAGAGTTGCATGAAGTTGTAGTTGAGAAGATAGAACTTCCACCTAGAGATAAATCTAATGATAAACCTAGACTTAGACAAAAAAAAGAAAAAAAGAAATTAAAAGAAAAGATTCAAGAGAAAACTCAACAGAGTAATGCTTATCAGATCAGAAAAAGAGCAAAAGCAGTTGGTTTAGAGCTACTTAAAGGTGGTAGACAGAGTAAAGCAACTAGACAAAAGTGGTTGGCTGAACTTGAAAGGCTTGAAGCAGAAAAAAAATCTAACTAATCGTGGATTTCTTTCTTTTTTTAATACTTTTTTCTTTCTTTACATGTATAATAGTATATATATATTTAATTATATATATTTATATATATATAATAAAAAATAAACGAATCGAGTGACATTTGCAAGATATTTCTAAATATAAAGAAAAATGGTTCAAATTTACTGACTATAAACCCCATGAAGGACAACTTAGACTACATTTTCCTAAAAAAGATGCTAGATTTCAGGTAGCAGTATGTGGAAGAAGGTGGGGAAAGTCTGTATCTGCCTCAAAAGAGATAGAATTAGTCATTTCACAGCCAAATAAGAGAGCATGGGTTGTTGCTCCTACCTATCAAACAGCTGAAAAAGTGTTTAGAGAGGTTTGGCACGAGATGATTACCAATAAACAGATGCCCACAAGAAGGGCATCGTATAAAGACATGTATATTGAGTTTGAATGGGGTTCTGTATTTGAGGCAAAGTCTGCTGATAACCCACCATCACTTGTAGGTGAGGGTTTAGACTTGCTTGTTCTTGATGAGGCTGCCAAACAAAAGCAAAGAGTTTGGGAAATGTACCTTCGACCTACTCTATCTGATAGAAAAGGTAGAGCCATTTTTATAACAACTCCTGAAGGCTATAATTGGATTTACGATTTATACCTTAGAGGTCAGGGAGATAAGGATAAGGATTGGTATTCTTTTAGAAGTCCTAGTTGGGAGAACCAATATGCTTATCCAGAAGGAGAATCAGATGAAGATTTACAAGAAGCTAAAAGAAATATGTCTCAAGAAGTCTATGACCAAGAGTATGGGGCGTTATTTACTAGTTTTGCTGGGAGAGTGTATCCTTTTGACAGGAACATTGATACAGGTCACTATCCATACGATCCAGGTTTGCCTACATTTTGTACTGTGGATTTTGGATATCGTATGCCTGCTGTTGTATGGACACAAACAGAAAGAATTGCTGGAGAACAGCACATTAGAATCTTTGATGAAATCTTACACGAAACAAACATCAAAACTGAAGACTTGGCTAAAAGAATATTGAGAAAAAGGTACAATACCATCAGATATTATGGAGATCCTGCAGGAATTAATAAACAATCACAAAGTGGTTTGGGTGATATAGAAATATTTCGTAAGTTTAATATCCATATTCACTCTGTAAGAGACAGGGTTAGTAGGGATATTGAAGCAGGAATAAGCCACGTTAGAGGTTTTGTTGAGAACGCTAACAAGAAAAGATACATCCATGTACACCATAAATGCATAAAAGTTTGTGAAGATTTTGAAAACTATAGATACCCAGAACATAAAGAGGGAAGTGATTTGAAAAAACTCCCTGTAAAAGATGGATTCCACGACCATGGCATGGATGCTATTAGATATTTTTTCATCAATAGATTCCCCATCAAGAATAATAAATTGGAGTTTGCAAGAAGATGACTGTAGAAGAAATAATAAAACAAACGATAGAAGAATATAAGTTATTTAACTCAAAGTCAAGGCGAGAAGAGGTGGAGAGACTTTTGAATTATTATACAGGAACTAATACTGAAGAGTATGTAAAGCATTATTTTGCTTTAGATGCATTTTCAGACTTGCCTCCTTACAAGATAAACATAACGAGAAAATTTATAGACAAGATGTCAAGAGTTTACAATCTTGCTCCAAAAAGAAAGCTCACGTCAAATCAAGAAAAATACCTAGAGCTTACTAGAAATAAAAATATAAAAATGAAACATGTAGAAAAGATGACAAATCTTTTAGGAACTATTGCACTACAAATTTCATTTGAAGAAAAAGATGGAAAGAATATTTTAGAGCATAGACCTGTCTATTACTTTGATGCTCACTTTGCTGAAATAGATCCATATAATCCAACAGCGATTACATACCCAACTCTTATCCCTACAGGAGATATTGATTATTCAGAGCCTATGATATTTGAGTATTGGGATGCATCTGTACATCTTAAATATGATACTGATGGAAATATATTGATGGAAGAGCCTAACCCATATGGAGTTTTACCTTTCATATTCCCTAGAGAGATGGAGCAAATTGATGACTTTATTTGTGAGGGAGCAACTGATATTGCCAATATAAACGAGCAAGTAAATATTACTTTATTCAACACTCAATATGGATTGCATCTTCAGATGGTAGGTCAGATGTTTGCTACAGGAGTTTATGCTGACCAACCTATTCAGCGTGTTGGTCCAGATACAATTATTAATTTACCTGAGGGTGGAACATTTGGTATTGCAACACCTAAAGGTAATTTCAGAGATGCTATAGAGTTTATCAAGTTTCAAATGGAGTTGGCTGCACAATCAAGGCACATGTATGTAACCTTCGATAGTAGTGCAGATAGACCTTCTTCTGGAGTTGCTCTTAAGATCAAAGACTTCGAGCATGTTTCAGACTATAGAGATGATGTAGAAAAGTTTAGGGTATTAGAGCATGATATATATAAATTAGAGAGAGTGATAGCAGAGTATAATGGTATTGCCTTACCTGAGACTTTCTCAATTGAGTACGAAGAGCTTGATTATCCTTTGGGTGTACAAGAACAAATCCAAAAAGAACAATTTGAGTTAAGTCAAGGTTTTGTTACATCAGCAGAATTACTACAAAAGAGAAAAGGTGATATCACTATTCAAGAAGCAGAAGATATTATATCCAAAAACTCAGAAGAGGTAGTAACAATTGAAGGAACTGAATCTCCCCCACGATCAGCCTAAAGGCAAGTATGAAAGAGTAGTCAAGATGGTATTCAGAAGAATGTTTTCTGAGTATCTAAACTTATTGGCTGAAGATGCTGAAAAGATGGCTAAAGAAAGAATCCAGTCAGGTAAAAAAGTTTCTGATGGAAGAAGCAATAAAAGTGCTTTCAAAATAAAAGATAGCTATTTAAAGGGAAATAGAAAGGCTTCAGGTCATGACAACCTTTCATCTTTTCCAATATTATTTAGGAGTGGCACACTTTTAGAAGGGATTGTATTTGAGGTTTTAGAGCAAGAGTTTGCTATAGATGTAAAAAATGTAAGCAAAAAAAGACCTAAGTACAAGAACTTAAAAACAGGAAAGACATGGACAAGCAAGAAATCTGCATCAGAGTATTCTGAATTTTTACATACAGGAAAAGGTCAAAAAAGACCTAGACCACATTTATTAATTCCTAATCCCTATCAGATAGATGGTAAAGAAGAAGTTCGAGTATTTAATAAAATATTTGGAGTTAATTTAGGTAAATTTTTTAAACGAGTAGGAAAGGCAATGAATTATGAGTAAAAAAGAAATGGAAATTTTAGTACAATTAACAAAAAAAATTGAAAAAATAGAAGATATATTAGAAGAGCTTTTTCCAGCACAAGAAGACTCTGATGTAACAATAGTAATTCCATCAGATACAATGAAAAAGATAGAAGACTTTATGGGAAGTTCTGTAAAACTTTTGGGAGTTTCATAATTTTTCTTGTTTTTTAAATAATTAATTTTTTAGTTTTCGACAATAAATATAGGAAAAAATCGTATGTTAGATGAAAATGTTCAGCAGAACAAAGACCAAATGCCAGAAGGCAATCAATTAGAATCAGAAGATACTAATATAGATTATAAATCACTCTATCTTGATGAAGTGCAGAACGCAAAGAACCTTCGCAAGAGAGCGCAGAACGCAGAATCAACTATCAAAGAGTTTTCACAAGCTAAAGAAGTTGAAAAAATAAAAGCTCTAAAGGAGCAAGAAAAATTTCAAGAGTTAGCTGAGAACCTTCAAAAAAAACTTGATGAGGTTACACCTTTTAAGGAAATGTATGAAGCTCAAGAAATGAAAACTAAAGAAGAGTTGCTCTCAAAGCTGCCAGAGGATGATCGTGAATTGATGGCTAGTAAAGACATCGATACTTTAAAATATATAGTAAATTTAAAACAACAACAAGAGCCTGTGAATCCTTCTCATACTCCAGGTATGCCTAGAAAAGTAGTTGTGGAGAAATCCTGGTCAGAGATGACAGAAGCTGAAAAAAGAGCATACTATAACGAAAAGGCAGGACTCTAGAAAGAGAGAAATAAAAAATGGCGTCAATAGACTCTACAAAATTTTTAAGTGCTGGTTTACAAGACAGTACAGCTGCATTAGATAAGTTTATCCCTGAAATATGGGGAGCTGCTGTTCAAGACTACTTTGAAAAGAAATTAGTATTTGGATCTTTAGCAAATGATTTATCTGCAATGGTTGCAGGTGGTGGAGATAAAATTCATCTACCAAAACATGGAGAACTTGTAGCAACAGATTTGTATGGAGCAACTGCAAATAACGATGCATTGCAAACTCCATTATCATTTGGAGCTGAAACAACTTCTCAAGGTGAGTTTACCATGGACATAAGTAGTTCTGCTGTAGCAGCAGTTTCAATTACTGATATTGCAAAAGTTCAATCTAGCTTTGATGTAATGAACTTGTATGCATCAAAACTTGGATATGCATTGGCTAAAAAAGTAGATGATTCTATATCAAAGAAACTATATTCTGCAGTAACATTTAACGATGAAGATAACTCAGGTGCTGATGGTGCATCATCTGGCAATAATGTTGTATTTACAGCTGTAGATTCATATAATATTAATGCTGCTGGTGTAGCTAACATGCTTCAAGCAATATATGAAGCTGATGCAGATATAGAGGATTTTACAATGATTCTTCCTCCTGTAGTTTATTCTAGTTTGTTTAAGTTAGCTGAATTTGCTAAGTATGATGGAACAGGTCTTGCAGGAGATTCAAATCCTCTTATTAGTGGTTTTGCTGGTAAATTGGGTGGTGTACCTGTAATTGTTAGCAATAACTTTCATAGTGTTGCTGCTGATGCTTCAGCATCTGCTCAAACAGCTAGTCCTGTATTTAACTCTGCTGATGGCAATAATGGTGAAACTGATAAGTTATGTGGATACTTAGTGCATAAAGATGCTCTACATATTGCATATGCTGCTGGAATGAAAGCAAGAGTTCAAAGTGAATATCACTTGCCTTCATTAGCAACACGTTTTGTTGCTGATACTGTTTATGGATGTTTAGTTACTTCTGATAACTCTACAAACAAAAAAGTGTTTGCATTAACAGATGCTGCATCATAATAAGGCTATATGCTAAATAAATTAGGGGGGGTTTATTCCCCCCTTTTTTATTTACAGAAAAGATCATATATTACAGACATGATATTAGAAATAAAAAGCATAGCAGAAGAAACTCTTCATACTTTAGACATGTATAGTGATGATGCTCTATCATTAGTCATGAGAACTGGATGGGCAGAATCAGGTTATCGTGCATTAAAAGGAGCAACAAGTGGAAATCCAGCTTTAGGATTTTGGCAAGTTGAGCCTGTAACTGCTAAAGATACTTTAGACAACTATGTTAAATTTAGACCTGCAATAAAAGAAAAGTTACTATTTCTTGGATTGAATGAGTCTAATTTAGAGTTTTGTTTGCTATCAAATATTGCTTTACAAGTTGCCTTTTGTAGACTAAAGTATAGAAGAGATTCGAAACCAATTCCACCAAGTGAAAATATTGAAGAACAAGCTAAATACTGGAAAAGAGTTTATAATACAGAGTTAGGAAAGGGAACTGTAGCACACTTCTTACAAGCAAATAAATAGGAGTTATTGTGCCAAAAAGAACACCTGTTAGAAGAGTTGTAGTAACTCCAGACAAACATTTTCCTTTAGCAGACATGCCTGCTATAAAAGTATTGTGCAAATCTATAGAAATAGTTAAGCCTGATGCCTACGTTGATTTAGGAGATGTTGGTGAATGGGAAAACGCTAGTCATTGGAAATGGGCAAAAAAGAAAAGACCTCCATTAGAATATATTACTCCAGGCATTGAACAAGATATTATAGATGTTAATAATGGGATGGATATAATAGATGAGTCTCTAGATAAAATCAATTGTAAGACTAAACATATGATCGAAGGGAATCATGATGACTGGATGAACAAGTTTACTGCAGAACATCCTTACCTAAAATATAATTTTAAAGATGTAGTAAAGCTAAAAGAAAGAGGATACTCTTATCATCCTGCAGGGAAATACCTAAAGATAGGAAAACTATACTTTTATCATGGACATCATTTTGCAAGTATGCATCATGCTAGAAACCATTTGAACAAATTAGCCTGTAATATTATGTATGGACATCATCACGATTTACAACAAGCTAGTGTTACCAATATGGATGGAGTAAGATCAGCCTGGAGTATTGGATGCCTAAAAGATATGAGTGATGAAGAAAACTCTTGGCTAGGCAATAGAAAACATAACTGGAGCCATGCATTTGCTATTGTAGATTTCTTTGAAAATGGGTATTTTACAGTACATGTAATTCAGATAATTAAAGGCAAAACTTCTCTGTGGGGAGAAATTATAGATGGGAACAAGTAAATGGACATATTTCAGGTCATTGAACAGTTTGGGATTCCTATTGCAGTAGCTTTTGCTTTTGGATTTTTTATATGGAAACAGAATAAGTTCATTCAAGATGAGCTTATGGAAGAGTTAGATGAGAGGTTTAAAAGATTAGAAGGAATTGTTATAAAGTTAATTGACAATTCTAAAACAAGTGAAATAAAACTTACTGATCTAGATGGTTCTGTAAAACTTTTACTTCATTATTTAGCTGAGGAAAAAGCAAAAAATAAAGAGCAATTGCTCAAAAAATTAAGGGATATTTGTTAATGTTAGATACTCTCAGAAGTCATCCACAGATAGGCATGGCAAGTTCATTTGGAAGTGCTTTTTTAGGATGGATAGATGTTTTAACTCCTATTGCAACTTTTATCTCTATTTGTATTGGTATAGCAATAGGTATTGTAACTTTAGGATTAAAATACAAGGAATGGAAATCTAAATAGTGTTACCTGTAGTATTAAAATTATTAACACCAAAAGTAGTCAATGGAATACTAGATTATGTATTTAAGAAAAATGACCTAGACTATAAAGTAGAAAAATTAATAGAGAGGATTGAGCAATTAGAAAAAGATTCACATCCACCTAAAAAGTGGGGAATAATGATTGACAGCCTAAAAGAAGATATAAAAAAACTAAAGGAGAAAAAATGAGTATTTTTGAAAATCTAGGAGATCAAGTAGTTGATGAAGTATTTGGAGAAGAATTACAAAAGGAGGTAGTCAAAGCTCTAAACGATAACGTAGATATACCTTTTATATCAGAATCTACAGAAGAAAAAATTATGAACGCTTTATATGATACTGTTGAAGGTGTTATAAAGGCTGCTATCAAAAAGGCATTATAGTATGACTTGTGAGTATTGTCAATCATCAGATATAAGTACACATGATAATGAAGACTTTGCTATATGTCAAGAATGCGAAGAATGTTCTGCTTGTTATTGTGGGGCATTAAAGTGCGAGGATTGTAGTTGTTGTAATGGCTAAAAACTTATCCATAGAAGCACCACTAGATAGTCATCTGAAAAAAGTAAAAGATTCAGATGGAACTGATAGTTGTCTAGAAATATCTAAAAGTAAATTAAGAATACTTGGTGAAGCCTTGGGGCAAGTTCCTACCTCTCCTGATGGACTTGCCACCAAGCAATATGTTGATGATAATGCAGGTGGTGGTGGAACTAGCATAATTAGTTCAGGTACTGCTACACCTTCAAGTGTAAGTGACAAGACTCCAAATAATGGTGATGTCTATATTCAATTTACAAATACAACAGGCGATTCATCTGAAGATACATCAATTACTACTGCAGAAAATCCTGTTATAATATATTTAAGAGATAGCTCTACAAGGCTTTTAAAGATAGAGCCTGTGAGTTCAGGTAATAGTTATTTAAGGCAAAAAGAATTTATAGATTCTGCTGCTCAAACTCCTGCATGTACAAATGTATTTTTTTGTAATTCAGGTGGAACTACTATTTCTGTTAATTATTTTCAAGTAAATTCTTCACAAAGTTTACATGCTAAAGTTACTTACAATGATGCAGTTTCAAGTGGACTAGATTCAGGAACAGCTCAAATAACTTTTACAAAAAGTGGTGGAACAAGTGAAACTAAAGATTTAGATACAGGTACTAATAATACAAGAACAAGTAGTGCAAATACATACTTTGCTGGTTTAAGTAGGGATCAATTTGTAAAGATAGATTTTACTCCAAATGGTGCTTCTGAAGGTGGTGTAACTGTGGTTGATGAAGCTAGTGCTAAATTTATATATGCAAGAAATGATAGAATATGGGGAGAGTTTAGTGGAACAATAGATGCATCAAAAATAATTCATAGTGCAAGTGGTCAAAACTATGAGGTTTCTGATGGTTCAGATTATCATAATTTTGGAACTAAAGTTTTTGATGTTACACAAGGCAATAAAGTATTCTTTGGTATTCCTAATGGTACTACTGATATAACAAGTGTTTTAGTTGGTGATAATACAACAAATCAAATAGGTGCTTTCTCTACAACAACATTAACATATGAAAATGCCTCTGGAGAATCAGAAACATATAAAGTTTTTTTTACAACTCAACCACAAGGTGCAGCAACAGGTGCATCATTTACAGTAACATAATGCCTGATATTAGTTCTACATATCAATTACCTAATTTTTATGGAAGTGGACAAGGCTTGTTTTCTGAGGCTGAGGCAAATGCTTGTGTAATAGTTTATACAAAAAAGATAAGTTTTAATTCAGTATTTAATCATTGGGAAATGAAAGTAAGAGATGCTTCAGGCAATACATATACTTGGAAAGATTTTAGAGTTGCAGAAGGAGCATCAAAGTCAGTAGTCAAGGCTTCTATAAAAACTCATTTAACTGAAAATGTTACAAAGATTATAGAAGATGAAGATAATTCATCATATTTAAGAACTGAATCAACTATAAGTGATCGAGGTCAAGATGAGTATATTGGAGAATAAATGGCAATAGAATTTTTAGATCAGATAAAACCTTTAGGTGCTGACTTTGAAGGTGCTTTACGTCTTGTTAGAGGTAAAGATATTGATATTACAGATGCTGCTTCAGCTCTTACTGCATTAGCAGATGCAGATATATTTTTAGTTGATGATGCTGCTGATGGAACTCAAACTTCTACAAAAAAGATTACAGCTGCAAATATGAAATTGTTTATGGGAGACAATAAGTCTACTAGATATGTTCAATCAGGTGTTCCTAATGGTGCAAGTGCTACTCCACCTGTTAAAGCAGGTGATTTTTGGATAGATACAGATGACAATCAATTATATATTGCCTTGGCTGATGATTCAGATGCAGTTACTTCAGGAGAGTGGACAGCTGTTGCTATTAGTGATACAAATCAATTGACTACATTTACGATTAGAGATGATGACAATGATGATTCTACAATTTCACAAGGCAAGTTTATAAAGTTTACAAAAAGTGTAGGTGCTAATGGAGTAAATATAACAGGTAGTGGAACTACTGGAGATCCATTTGTTGTTGCTATAACTTCTCCTGCTATACCAGCTGTTGGTGATGGTGGATTAACTACTAATGATTTTACTGATGCTGACCATACTAAACTTAATGGAATAGAGGCTTTAGCTGACGTAACAGATACTGATAATGTTACAAGTGCTGGTGCTTTAATGGATTCTGAATTAACTGATTTGGATGGGGTTAAAGGTGTAACAATATCCACTTTACAACCAAAGCCAAGTGAAGGTCAATTTGTTGATGGGGATAAGACAAAACTAGATGGGATAGCTGCTGGTGCTCAAGTAAATACAGATGTAGATGTTTCTGTAGCTAATTTAGAAACAAGGTTAGGTGAAATAGATAGTAATGTTACAATAGGAAATGCAGTAACAGTTAATACTACAATATCAGGTGATTTAGAAGTTGGTGCTGAAATGATGGTAAAGGGAGCTGGAGCAGATTCAAAGTTAGTTATTAATAATACTGGATTAGAGTCGATTGATACTATATTAGAATTTCAAAAAGGTAATGTCGCAAAATTTGTTGTTGGGTTTGATGATGGTACTGATACATTTAAGATGAACTCTGGTGGTAATTTTGTAGGTACAGCTGACTTTGAAATGGATACTTCAGGCAATCTAACTATTGCTGGAGATGTTAATGGTGCAAGTGCAACTGAATTAGGACATTTATCAGGTGTAACTTCAAGTGTTGCAACTGCTATAACTACTGCAAATGATGCTATGCCAAAATCAGGAGGTACATTTACAGGTATAATTATATTAGCTGCAGATCCTATTGCTGACTTAGGAGCTGCTACGAAACAATATGTAGATAGTACATATCCTGGAAGAATATTAGGCTATACATATAATCACCCTACAGATAGTATGGCTTCTCATCTTTTAGCTCAAACAAACTTAACTGTTGAAGATACAACCAATCATAGAGTAGTTTTTAATACGCCTCTTAGTCAAAAAGTAGAAATAGAAGTTAGTGCATTTTTTGATAGGCTAAGTACATCTGATGTAGGTATTTATATGGGATTAAGTACATCTTCTTCTTATAGTTCAATGGGAGCTGAATTTGATTATGACTTTAATCAAGGTGTAGGCAATTCAGATGATGAAGCTGATGATACTTATATAACTGCTAAATGGGTTTTACAGGCAAGTCAATTAGCAGCTGTAGGAGCATCTAATACTATTTATGTTGGACTTGCTAGTACAGATGCAAGTGCAGTAAGATTAAGATATGGATATTTTGAGTCTACTAGTAGGACTTATCCACCAATGATAATAAAAGCAACTGCTTTACCTGCATCTATAAATACACAATAATTTAAAGGATTGATATGAGTTTTACAGGAAAAACAAAAGCGAGTACATATAAAGATATCTTGCAAATGAACAATTCTAATAGTGGTGTTGATGCTACAAGTAGAAATGTTGTAGATGG